GTCGTGTCTTGCCCTCCCAAAAAACGAACATTTGTTCGCGTGTCGTTTGTTTCGCTTTGGTTGAGTATTTGGTTTCGTGTTTGTATTCGCTGTGCGTCGCGTTTGTTTTTGAATGTTGCTCCGCGTGAACTATTGCAAGGCTTACACGATGGGATCATGTTGTCGAGTGTTGAATCGCCGCCGGCCGCAATCTCTAGTAAGTGATCGGCGGTTGTTGCCGGTCGTTTCCTGCACCAATGGCAGATCGGACCATCGCGAAGGATTAGTTCGCGGTTCCGTTTGTATGTTGTTGAATCGTATTCGCTGGGCTTGCGTGTCATTTGCTAACGCGCTTCGCTTGTTCTAGCGCGGCGCTTGCGCGCCTTGCTCTCGTTGTTTGTTTGTTGTTTGTCATGTCGGGCTCGACTCTCGCGTGTTGTTTGTTATCTATGTTTAGTTTAGTTGTAGGTCAAATGAGGTAATGATCCTCCCACCGTATAGCCCTTTACGGTTCCCTAATTTCATTAACTCTCGCTCGATTATGTTTACGAGCCGCCTCGACGCTTTGCCCGTTTCATTTCGTCTTGCATGATTCGGAGCGCGCCGATCTACCCGACTCACGCCGTGTATTCGACCTAGACGCGACTCATAGGCAGATCATGGACCGTCGAGCGGTCGGGCCTTTAACGGGCTATCTAAAAGTTTGAAAGAGTGTAGAGAATATATTCCATGTCGGAAGGTTTCCAGACGCTATTGAACGTCGCGCTTACGTCAAACGCCATTAACCAGCGCTTTTGAAGCGGAGATAACTTTCCCTTCTCGGCCTTTAACTCCACCGCGAGGATCTTTCCGCTTACTGGGTGAACCATGAGCAAGTCCGGGAAGCCGGCGTCGCCTTGAATGTGTGTCGCCCATTTGCCGCGCGAGTTTTGCGCCGGTAGGTCATGGTGAATTAACCAGCCGTAACGCTTGGCGATAGAAATAACGACGTTTTTGAATTCTGCTTCGGTCATGTTTTCGCGCGGTTTCATTAAAGCGATTCCGACCATATTTTCTCGGATAGGTGATTTATCGCCCAGCGAATCTTTTGTTTTGCTTTGTCTTGTTCGTCGCGCAATTCGAGATAAATGGCTTGAAGTTTTTCTATTGCTGTAATCATTTCTAAAAGTGTCATTTGAGGGCCTCGATTACTTGACTTGCTTCATGGGACTTTAATAGTTCTAGAACCGCGTCATCGCGGCCGACTGTACGTTGAATGAATTCCAATAGCCGAAGGTCGTCCATGCCGGCGTCCTTAGCGAGTTTTGAAATGTAGCCCGTTTGTTTAGGGGTCGCGAAAGCGCCTCTTGGGGTATGGACTGGAGTCCCGCCAGACGCGCTAGGACGCTCCGAGACGCCCGTTTGTCGTGTTTGTGGGCCTCTGGCTACCTTTTCCATTTCCTCGCGCGACGGCCGTTCACCGGTTGAGGCTATGGGCGAGTTCTGGATCATGCGGCCAATTGCCGACGTCTCCCCGTTTTCGACATGGCTCGTTTTATTGACCGGCGATGAACCTCGAATTTCCTCGGCGTATCCAGTCGCGATAAGTTTCCCGTCGTTGTTGTATCCCTCGGCGCGAAAGAGAACAAGGTCCCCGTCGTAGTAGTGGATAGACGTCAATATTTGCCCGTCTGGGTATGCGGCCCACCATCGAACTAATCGTTCGTGAACCGTTTCGTAATTGTTGAGATCGAATCCCACGTTTAGCCTTTCGTCGTTTTGATCGGATTTTGGTTTAGTTAAACAAGCCGCCAGACGCGGATCGGGGAACAATGTCTCCGACGGCTGGGGGAATATTCTCCCGTAAATGTGATTTTGTTTTCTTTGGCAAGTTTTGACATGATCGGACCTAATGCCCTCGGATCGTGCGCTTTTGTTGAGCGATGAGAATCCAGCCAGTCAAATACGTCGTCGCTTGTAAACGTGAAGCGCATTCGTCCGACGGTTAGGACCGCGTTTCGGGCGTCTTTGCGAAATTCCTCGCGCGTGTTTTGGTCGATTATTCCCATCGCTTCGTCTCGTTCGCGGATCGCGTCAAAGATCGTCATTTGTTCGCTCATGAGTGAGCCCCTAACGCTTTGATCGCTTTATCGAGAACGGCTACTTCCCAGACCGGAAGCGGATCGCGGAGAATGTAGTCCGTTTGTATTCGCTTTAGGTCGCGGATTAGTGAGGCGTGAGGGTTTTTTGAAATGGCCATAATTTCGTCCATTAAACCCATAACGGCTTTTTGGTGGAGAACCATCGCGCGAGTTTCCTCCGATAGTTCGCCTTGGTTGAATGCTACGCCTTCGCTCATTTTGTCGCGCTCCATGGTCCCCAGCCGAAACCGTAACGATCTAAGCCGTAATTGTAAATTTCTAATCCGGCGCGAAGGTTAATCTCTGCCTGTAACAAGTCTTTTTTATGTTGAATGATTCCGCGCTCGATAAGCCATGGAGTCCAAAAGCCGTTTATTTGCATTAGTCCGCGCGATCCTCCGTTTGGATCTTGTTTATTGATCGCGTTCGGAATGCAACGTGACTCGCGATAAATGATCGATTCAAGGACGGTTCTTTGGTCAAGCGGCCAACCGATATTCACGGCAAGCGCCGAAAATTGTTCGCAAGCCGAAGCGTAAGGATCGATGAATAGCGTCGAACTTGTTGTCGTTGTCGGTTCAATCAAATAAGGCGCTAGTTCGATAGTCGTTTCTGTAACTTTTGGAACGTTTGTTTCTGGCATAACGGATATCCCGAAAAGCGCAAAAATGAACGTTCCGATTAGTAGGAATGGGTTACTCATTTTTTCTCCAATGGATAAGGGACTCCCCACGATGAGGAGGCCGTTCTAAATGCGATTTGTCCCATTAGGTAATCGCCCGATTCGGAGTCGGTAAATATTTGAACCAGTATCTCTTGCCCGTTTTCCATCGATCCGATGTAAACGGAGTAATTAACAATTTGAGGTCCGGTCATATCTAAAAGCCCTTCGTCGGTGATTCCGACCTTAGTCAAGGCGTGTTTAGTTTTGGGGGATTTCTCCGAAAACCTTTAGAAATGCGGCTTTTACCCAGATAACCGAATCGGCCGCTTGCGGAGTTATCTCGATATGAAACCAGTCTCCGCCGGGCGCTCCCGTGATCGTGTGCTTCGTGTATTTCTGCCATGTCTGGCGATCACACCTCCAGCCGGCGCCGTGAGGCTTTGGAAAATAATCGAGGACGGCTTGAACGCCGAGTTCGTTTGCGTGTTCCAAAACTTTATTTATAAACGCGAGCGCATTCTTACGATTTGCGTTCGGATTCTTTTCCGTTTTGCGATAAGAAAGATCGACCGCTCGGCCTGTCGCGTGAACGCTTAACGTTCCCGGTTTACCTTTAGCGTCTCTTTGGCCGTATGAACCATTATTAAAAAACACGCCGTTTGAATGAGCGATCGCGAGTTTGATCCATGCGTCCATTCCGGCGCGCGGTTTAGGTGAAGGACCGTCGGCGTTACCGATATAGTCCCGAGCGTTAGGGACGCCTTGTTTAGCCTTGGCGATTGTCACGGCCGAACGAAGGATCTTTCGGATTTAACCAGCGTAAAACGGGCGGAATAATTGCGGCGATTCCAGCATTAACTAAAACTTTCGGGTCGGTTATTCCCGACATATAAAGCGCGGCTACGGCTCCAAGAAAAGATCGCAAATAGGACGCGATCATCGCTTTGTCTTTTGGTTTCATTTGTGGTCCTCCAAGTGTCCGTCGATTTTTGTTTCGATTCGGTTTAATGAGTCTCGGACGATCCCATGATCGGATCGGTTTTCTTTAATGATTTTATTGAGCAATATCCCGACCAGACCGAAGCCGCCACCGATAAGAGAAACCAAAACGCCAGAATCCATGAGATCATTCGGGAATAATAGGAAATTCAATCAAACGCGGATCGTCATTTGTTGAAGGTAAATCGCGCAAAACCTGACGATATTCGAGCCATGGTTGAATATCCCAAGGCGCGTCGGAAACAATTCTAAAATCTGACTTTTTTAGTAAACCGTCACGCTTTAAACGTAATCTTTCCCATATCCACTCTAAAGGAATTTCCTCGTTTGGGTCGTCGAATGGTGTTCGATAGTTCCAAGAATCCGTCATGTTATGCCGCCCTGTAAGTAATGTTCCACGAAACCTTGTCACCCGTTGCAAACGTAAACGGCAAAGTCACGCCAGTAATCCAACTTTCAAGGCGTACCGCTATCGGAGCGGCCTCTGGATCGTGCCAATAAAAAAACATGTCCGTATCGTTTTGAATTCGTGTATAACCTGAAACTTGCACGCCTGTTGACACATCAAAAAACGTGCATAAACCGTAAATTTGATCGTTTGAAGCGCTGACGGCGTTCACTGGTAAAGTCATTTCAAGCGCCGTGGCAGTCACCGCGCTAGTCGAACCAAAGGTCCAAGCGCCTTGAAAGTTGACCATTTTCCCCGGAGTGCTGTAATAAGTATTTGCGAAGGTTCCGTTTCCAGCAGTCCAACCAGTAACGGTCGGCGTATAACTTGTGTACGTTGTTTGAACAAACGAAAAACTATCGTTAAGTTGTTGAGCCTCTAGGACATCGCCGGCGACAAAAGTAGTTAAAGCCATAGCGTTATCCTAATTCACCCAACCACGTTGAGCGCGTCAAGTCGGCCATATTGCGCCGAGTCCAAAATCAGTTCGTAGACGATCGTTGTCGGGGAAGTGTAGAACGTGACTCTATGGCCCGATAGGACGTTAATTTGGTGCTGTACGCCTTCGACGGCTAGTTCTTGTGCAAATTCGATAGACGTCGCGCCTTGCTGAATCGACTTTTGAATAGTGATCGTGTCCCCAATATCGACGACGGCCGCGAGGTCGCGCTGGGCTTCGGTAAGGGAAACGAACGCGACGGAAACTTCCGTAAAGCGCGGTTCCGGATTAGGTACTAAAAGGTATTCGGCAAGGGCCAAAGCGGCCGCGTTGTTATGCAAAAGCGAGCCCGTGATCGAGGTCGTCTGGATTAAATATTGGGCTTGTGAGGCGAGGTCCTCGGCTACTTGCGGACTACCGCCTCCTAAATGTTCAACGGAAGCGCGATTGACCACTTGATCCGCGTCGAAAGCGATTCCTACCGCGTCGTATCCAGCCGTTCCGATCGCGCCGTTATCGTGAAAATCTATAACCGAGCCGCCGAGCGTGTTTCCGAGTCTTGGTTGAAAAGTAAAGTTTCCGTTTCGGTCTATAAAGATTCGGCCTTGTTCGGCTTGTTGTATTTGCGCGGCGTAGTTCGCGACCGAGGTTCCGTTGGCGACCGTATAAGCGGACGCGCCTCCGAGGGTTACGGTTCCAGTCGAAATATTTCTTTCTAATGCCGGGAAGTTAACTTCCGGAAGGTCTAAAAGATCAGTTACGCGGTCGCTTGAAAGTTGTTCGGAAACGTTCCATTCG